CAATAGCGATGTTGACGTATTCGGTAATGCCGTTATTGACCGTATCACCCCACGTGCCAGAGAGCGTGCCCTGCGTTGGGGTGACTAGCCCTAGTTGTCCTGTTGTAGCTGCCATTTAAAGCTCCTATGGTGTGGTCGTAATGTTAGTCCAACCAGCAGTTTGGGTATTTCCGATATTCTGCCAGTTTGCCGTTTGCGTGTCATCAATTATTTCCCAAGTTTTGCGTATTGACTCAGACGAAGTAATTGCCATTGTGTCTGTCACAGTTGAGGCATACGTCGTAGCCGCTGACTCTGCGTCCGTAATCGCCCCAATAACCTCGTCCAAGAACATGGCAAAAGTTGCCGCTGCCGTCTCAGTTGTAGCCGTTGCCGCAGTCTCTTCAACTACCAACGTGGTGTAAATCGTGGCCGCAATCTCAGACGTTGAGCTTACCGCTGTCTCACTGACATCCGCATTAAAGAACGACCCGACAAGCTGGCCTGTCGATGTCGCCGCTGTTTCAGCCAAGGCTAGCGCAAATGTTGCTGCTACCGCCTCACTTGTTGCCGTTGCCGCTGACTCCTCGACCAACAGCCCAAAAACAGCCAACACAGATTCTTCTGTGCTTGTAGCCGCTGTTTCAGATACGCTTTCAGTGTATCCTGTGACAACATCTTGTGTTTCGCTAATTGCCGCAGTTTCAGCTACAGCTAACGCAAAAGTGGCTTGAACTGTCTCTGAGTCCGATATAGAACCCAAACCGCCCCAGCTTAATTCTCCCCAAGCACCTTCACCCCAAGCATACGCAGTTGAGATTGATTCATTAACAGAGACGTTGTAGACAACGGGCAGGCCTCCCCATGTAGAGGAACCCCATGCGCCGTCGCCCCAAGCCAGAGCCATGTTATGTCAGTGAGCAAGAGTATGAAACTGCAATCGTGTCACCTGAAACAACCGCTTTAGAGCTACTAAAGTCACCCGCAGAAAACAAAGTGCCGGTAGTGCTGTCGATTGTTGCAGAGCCACCAATGTTGATAAAGCAGCCAGCCACAGTGCCTGTGGAGGTGATAGCAAACGTAGAAGCAGAAGATGTTGCTTTTGTGCAAGTCGTTCCGCTCACATAGGCCGCCGCAGCAAATGTTGGAGTCTTGCGGTTGCCAGAATATGTCGGAGCGTTAGCCAAGCCAACTTCCAACCAGCTTGCGTGTGAAGCCTGTGTATCTGCAATAACTGGAGTGCCTGTACCTTTGAGGCCCATCACAACTGCGCCAGCGGCGGAGTTACCGAGGATGGTGTCCAAAGTCAGGTTCTTGCCCACGGTTGTGACCAAGTTCTCAATAGCGTCTTCCCACTTTACGTTGCCGTCTTTGTCATAGCAAACGGCAAAGTAGCGGCCTTCGATGGTCGCTGTATCAGAGGGGGCTGTGTTGTAGCCGGTAGACGCTTCGCACTTGTCTGCGGCTGAAATTTTATCTAAAGACATGGTAGCTCCTTAAGCAATGCGAAGAATCGCGGTGTTGTATGCAGCAGTTGGGAACTGCACGGTGAAAGTGGTGGTTGAAGTTTTATCAGACCCGAAGTCCAAAACACAAACAGAGGCAGTACTGCCGCCCCCTAAATCTTTGTAAATCAAGGCACCGCGTGCAGTGATTGCGCCTGTCCAAGCCACATTTGCAAACGACCAATAAGCCGCAGCCGTTGATCCTGTCTGGTTACCCAGCGTTGGGATTTGTGTAATGGTCAGCGTTGATCCGCCAGCCACATAGCTCCCGCCAGAGGCTTCGCCATCGGTTGTGTACGCAGTGGTATCAGGGCCAAGGTTGGCGTTGCCTGTATACAGCGCGATCTTGTAAGAAGTGTCAACCAAAGAGTCAAACGAGAAGTCGCCTGAAGCCAGACCGACTTTGAATGAATTGGTTGCGCCTTGGGTCAATGCCATATCAAGTTACTTTCTGACGGAACTGCCCAGAGCGGTAGGCGTCTTGACGCTCCATACCATCGCCCAGACGTTTGGCCAACGCTAATGCTTCCATGAACTTCTGGTTGTACAACTGCATCATGTCGGCCTCACCCTTCATGTAGGTGTAAGCTTCGACCAAAGATGCGTACAACAGCACCGTATCAAAGTTGTCGCCAAGCCACGTTGTAGAAGCAGTGACAATCGACTCGGGGTAGTAGTAATAGTGCAACTCAACGTTGTACGTTGTGTCTGGCGTAGGGCCAAGAATAAAAGTCAACTCGTCTTCGTTATCCGAGCGGGGGCCAAACAACGCATAGTAACGTGGCAATCCGGTGTCGTCCGCTTGTGGGTAAGCCTGACGAATAAAGTTAACGTCTTTGTTGAGCAAATACTCATACGTGCCAGACGCTAGCGTGCCGTCCACAACCGCCATTGAATACACCGCCAAGAAGTCTAACGGGCACTGCAAGTACTTGTTGTTTGCCGTAGTTACGCCGGTCACGTTCTTGCGAAGCGACGGGAACTGAACGCTGTTGTAAATACGCTGCTCAGCTTGCTGAACAAACACGGGTATCTCAGCGACAAAATCCGCTTCTGTGTTTTCCGTGTACGCCTGAATAGCGTTGCTGAGCTGCGTATAGTTCATGTCTTCCTCAAGCCATTGGGCCGCGAGCCATCACACCTTTAGTCGCAGCACCTGTACCGCGAATCTTGATGCCAGAAGTTTTAGTGCCGGGGTAAGGGTTGCTGCGCTCATTGGCAACACCCATGTTTGCCTTCAGCGCTTCCTTGACTGGCATCTCGCCAACGACAACGTTGGCAACTTTTTTAGCTTGTTTGTATGTAGCCATGATTAGCCTCCACGACCAGCAGAGCGCTGGTTCATGATCTTAGCCATATTGCGGCCGTACTTGAGCATGTCGCTGTTGGTCTTACCGCCAGCTTTAAGCTTGGTCAAAGGCTGACCGGGGTGCTTAGCCTTCTCGTGTTTTGCCACAGCAGACTTAATCATCTTCTTGTCTTGGGCTAAATCTTTCTTATCCATGTTCGACTCCTTATGTCGTTTCAACCGTTACTGTACCAACTTCTACGTTAACTACCAAGTAATTTAACGTCAAAGCATCATCAAAACTGCTTGCCCCACCAACAGGGTTCCAGCCCCACTGATACACCCTACTACCACCAGAAGGAAAACCGACTGCATCCACATCGGTACTGCCAGTCAGCGCTATCTGCAAACCGGTCGTACCGCCTTGGTAGTACGTTGTGTCAGGACGTGGATCACGCAAGCCTTGTGGATCATCCACTGGGTACATACCCAACTGCAACTGCGGCTGATCTGGATCCCAACATGTCCGACAGACCAAGAGATTGTAGTTCTTGGTCTTGATAATTTCTTTGCGTAGCTCAGTCAGCTTAAACTGAAAGCCGCAGCGATCACACTCCGAGATCGCATTCTTGCCTGACGCAAACCGGTTGCCCATTTACGTACCGCCCCCAATGAACATCTGACGGGGCACAAAGCGCACAGCCGCCTTCTCTTGGTCTTCACCAGCGGCGCGATCCCAAGCCTCGTCATACTGCTGCTTCAGCACGTCCAAACGGGCCAAACCTTCAGGCACCTTCAAAGCAATGTAGTACGCCAAGCCAGCGGCCAAGCAGGGCACAAAACGGAACGGCACGTCCATCGTCTTAGTACCGCCACCAGCGTCTTGGATACGGCGCATGCGCCAGTACACAAACTGGTATGTCTGTCCGGGGTTGGGTGTTGGCCACACAGTAATGCTGTTCTTCTGAACCAAGCTCATGGCTGCGCCAGTGCTGTGGGCTGCTGCTGTTGTTCCGTCTTGGCCGCGTGTGCAGTTGTAGAGGTATGCAGGCGTAGCGCCATCTGCTGGGCTGGTCTCGTTGTAGCCAATTAGCTCTGTACCAATACGAATAAAACCTGCCGTTGGAATACCTTCGAGCGACGTAACAGGGATCGTTGTAGCTGTGGCCGATATGGTGGCTTGCACAGTACCTGTCAGCGCATTTGCACCGCCGCTCAAACGTTGCACCCAAACCTGAATAGGACGGCCTTGGATCAATTTATTTGGGATGGTGGCATAGGTAGACACACTGATGCGCGTAATCGTCAGGTCGGCCTGATTTGTGGGCACGTTGGCGCTTGTACGAATGACGTGCTCTAGCAGGTCAACTGTGTCGTCAGGAAGTGCATAAGTCGGCTGGCCAGTCACAAGCGTGATGGTGTTCTGCTCGAACGTCCACATGTTTACGCCACGGTTTGCCCAGTCAGCAAACAAAAGATTCAATGAGCGACGTGCTGTGCGCAAGTCATAGCCCGTACGCAGTTCAGAACCCGCCCGTTCAAAAGCCTCCTCGACCATGTCATTGAGGTCGAGGTTAAACGAGGTGAGTCCTGAAGTAGTCATCTAAATCCTGCCGTTTTCTTTGCAATCTTTTTAGGTTGCGCTACGAATTGTTTTCCGGCTTTTTTTCCGGCTCTTTTCGCTCTGGTAGTCGCAGCGTATTCCGCAGGGCTAAGAGATTTGATCGCAGCTTCTGGAAGGTATCGCTCACCAGTTTTACTAGACGGTTTACCACTCTTGGTTCTCCATTTCTGGTCGCCCCAATCCTTTAGGGATTTTTGTGGCGCTTTCAATCTCGGTAACCCCCGCCTGCTGCCTTGTATTTCTTGGCAACTAGCTGAGCTTTACGCGCTGACCACTGACCTGCGCCAGTGCCGTGAGTTGCTGCGGCTTTTACTTGAGACACAATCTTCTTGCGAAGACCGGGTTTCGTGTAATTGCCAGCAGCATTCACCTTGCCACCATCTTTATACTGAGTAAAGTCGGTGTCATCACGGCGAGCCTTGCGCTTGCCCGTGGGCATTTTAGAGGGGGCAATATCCCCCATACCGCGGCTCGCCATCATATTATTTGCAGCTTCCGCCGTAAGCCATCTTCTTGGTCATGCCACCTTTTTTCATGCCCAGAGGGGTGCTGCCCTTCATGGAGATCATGGTGCCTTTGGTTTTGCCTTTTGTGGCAACGCCGTCTTTGCTAGGAGCAGCCGTACGAACTGTGCCCATTTTAGCTTTGGTAATGCCGTTGTTTTTTGTAGCCATGGTAGATCCACCTTCTTTAAAAAAAGCCGTTTTCCCGTGTTCGGTTTTAGGCTTGTTCACCTTCTGAATATCCGCACGGCTTACGCCGCCGGAACGAAACTTCTTACCCTTGTCTGCCTCGTTGAACTCTTTTCCAACGCTCTGCGGTATTCCAACTTTCTTGGCAAACGCAGGGTTATGCGCAATAGCTGCCATAAAGTTGTGTTGTTTTTTGCTAGTGCTAGGCATGTTAAACCTTAATGATCCAGCCTTTGCCAAGCACAAAGCCAACAAACAGCATGCCGATCCAAATAAGCGCTTTCTCCACAACGGTCTTACCAACCTTCTTGTAGAACTCGCCAGACATCTCTTCAATGGCCAGCTTTGCCGCTTTACGGGCAATGGCTTCTTCACGGTCTGTCAATGTTATTTCGGACATATCAGCAGTTCCAAGCCCGAAGGCTCTTGTTTATGCGTGAGTTTGGATCTTTGGCTGTCTTCGCGCTGGTCAGCTTCTTCTTCATGCCTTCCATACGCGCGCAGAAAGAGTCGCGGCGTTTGCCGCCCTCTGGTTGAGGACGCTTCAATCCGGGCTTCCCGGGATTGGCCTTGTTGTACGAGGCCCGTCCCTTGGCGTTCAAGCCGCCCTTCTCGGACTTGCCCTCTTTGCGTTGCCATGCTGAAGACTTTACTATAGAACACACTCACAGAAGCCACATTGGATATGTAGGTATAAATACCATTGCGTGCCAATATACCTTCACCGGGGTACAACAATGAGTTGTTGTACGTGTCTCCAGCGGCAACATCAAAGGTTAACAACCAATTACCTGTCGAATAAACAGCTGCGGGTGATCCTGTAATGGTTCCCGAGTTAATGTCGGTAAGGGTAAAACTATTGGCACTTGCAGTGACAATTGTGTAATTGCCGGGCGTAGCTGCGCCGCCTGTACCAACATCAAAATCAATACCAATAGTCTGGCCTGCCAGTAGGCCGTGTGCCGTTTTTGAAACAGTAATGGTTGTACCAGAACGACCATAAGTCACGCTGCTAGATACAGGTGCTGTAAGCGTGTCAAAAACAGTAAACTGACCTGCGGTTGCTGTACCAACAAAAGCCACAGCTTTAATACGCGTTCTTTGATTCACCATTAAACCAGACTGGTTTAGGTGCGCCTGTTTTATGTCGTATTGCATCGTCATAATCAATCTCCTTTAAAAACGGGGCCGAAGCCCCTTGGGTTGATTAGGCAGTACGGGTAAACACGTACGCTGTTGCGCTAGAGAACATGATGGTGAAGCGGGCAAGGCCAGTAGCGCCAGAGG